TCGTGTGGGAATCTGACGATGTGACCAAACCTAAAAATAAAAAGTGGAACTGGCAGGAGCTGAGGAAGACAATAAAATTTAAATGCCCATACTGCCAAGCTGACTTTGATGACTCACTTCAAAACCGAATTGAGATGAACAGGCTCGGCGGGTACATATCTCTAAACCCAAACGCCGCGCCGGATAAAAAATCATTCCATTGCTCGCAAGTTGCCGCGCCGTGGGTGACGTGGGAAGAGCTTGTAGAGCGGTGGATCAAATCAGTCGAGCGGCTACGCACTGGTGACGTCTCTCTGCTCAAAAACTTCGTGATCAAACGACTAGCCGAGACGTGGGAGGATCAAACGCCAAGCGGATCAAACGCCATCATCACAGGAGGCTATTCAATCAAAGAAGATTTTCAATGGGAGAAAGAGGCGCAACGCTTCCTCGCGGTTGATGTTCAAGAGCGCGGCGGCCGTCACTTCTGGGCGGTAGCGAGAGCATGGGCGCAATTTGGCGAGAGCCGATTGATCAGACCAGAGCGTCTAGTCGGATGGGCCGACATTGATCAGATGGCTAAAGACCTGCGAATCCCAGCTAATAAAGTTTGCGTCGATGCCCGTTATGCAACTAACGAGGTGATCGAAAACTGCGCTCGCTACGGGTGGACATGGATGCAAGCCGATGAATCGAAAGATGGCAAGCGAAAGTTCTACGCTCACAAATCCGACGAAACAGAAAACAATATCATGAGACCTTTCTCGCAACTAGTATCTCGTGACCCTGGCATCGGTACGAGGAACCAAGCGCGTAAGCTGGCCTATGGATGCCATTTCTCAAAAGACTGGGTGAGAGATTCAATCCAGCGGAGAATTTTAGGCGAGGGGATCGAGTGGGGATTACCCGATGACATCGAGGATCTGACATGGGAGGGAACGAATACCAAGCAGACCAATTACCTAGATCAACTCAATAGTTGGATGTGTGCGGAGAAGACAGACCCTCAGACTAATAAAGTCAAAAAAATCTGGAAGATGATCAGGCGAGATGATCACCTCCGAGCGTGCGAAGAGATGCAACTCATCATGGCCGCTGGTCAAAATCTAATCCCGTCTGAGGTGGATAGCAGCGAGAGTTAAATCTAAATAAACCTAATTAAACTATTACCACAAAAAGCAAGTTAGTGGTAATTTTTTGATTATGGAAATCAATACTTCGTTCGAGCACTTTACAAGTCAGCAGTTAGTCGTCCTTGAAAACGATACCTTAGACCAAATACGGAAGCTCAGCGGAGTGGGTCAGAGCCACAGCATCAACGGACGATCTGTGTCACTACCAGACCGTGAAAAGCTCATGCAATGCCTAGCTGACATCCGCAGAGCGATAAGGTCTCAAGCAAGAGTCAATAACATTGCGGCCCAAGGAGGAAGCTATCAAGGCTATCACACTAGCTACGCGGGATTTAATAATAGTAATAACAACATTTAAAAAACATGGGAAACGAATCACCAGGAATCTTAGGAGGTAGGATGGCGCAGAGCTTAGATAAGCTCGTAGGCATAGTCTCACCCTCCTCACAGTTCGAGCGATTAAGGTCTAGAGCTAACGTCAAACTAGCCTACGACGCGGCGCGGAACACGCGGGAAAGAGCTATGCCTGACCGGCTAAGAAATCCAGAGAACCCGCTACAGCAACGCGATAGTATTATGCTCATGCGTCGATCACGTGAGTTGATGGAAAACTCAGGGTTCTTCCTATCGATAAAATCAAAATTGAAAAACTATGTCGTAGGCAACATGCGATACCTGCCACAAAATGGAGATTCAAAAGCCGAGGCAGCGACAAAAGAATGGTGGGCGCATTGGCAAAAAAACTGCGACGCTACAGGAAGATTTCATTTTCTGGACATCATGGAGATGTTGCTGGGATCAGCTCTAACAGACGGAGACTTTAGTCTGGCTCACATCGTTGATGATCAGCACAATTTCACACTCCAGGGGATTGAAGCGGACAGGCTAGGAAACCCACACGAGACTGGGACCACTGACCCGAACTACGTCAGAGGAATCAGACTGCAAAACGGCAGGCCAGTAAGCTATGATATTTACAGTCGATCATTGCACGATCAATACACCTTTGATCAGACTATCCCCGCCGATTGCATATCTCATTATTACAGACCAGATCGGTATGATCAATATAGGGGGATCTCATCATTTGGCGCAGTGGTAGGACTCTATCAAGATGTCCGAGACGTGCGCCGCGCTGAGATGATGGCTATGAAATGGGCATCGTCAAAGGCTGGAGTGGTAAAAACTAAAAACGCCACAATGCCCTCAGAGGTTGGCGGAGGATTATTTGACAGAGGATTTGTAGGCGGAGACGCTGGTAAGCAAATCTCTGGGATGTCTCCTGGTGAAGTTTCATATCTACAGCCGGGCGAGGATATTGAGGTCATTTCTCATGACAGACCAAATCCGAACTTAATGAACTTTATGGAATCGATGCTGCACGAAGCCGCGTTAGGATTAGACCTGCCGTATGCCTTTGTTTACAATATGACAGGCATCAGCGGAACGCCTACTAGGCTAGTGTCTGAGCAAGCTAAGCGCACTTTCCAATCTTGGCAGAACCATCTATTACGCAACGTATTGGAGCCAATCAAAAACAAAGCAATCCTTAGCGGTATCGCTCAAGGCCACATACCCTACACCGAGGACTGGGATAAAGGGAAGTTCATTTTCCCAGCTCATCCGACTGTAGACGTTGGAAGAGAATCAGCGGCGAACCTAAACGAAAACCGTCAAGCTCTATTATCAGCCTCAGACATCTACGCTGAGAAAGGCAAGGACTGGGAGGAAGAGCAAAGGCAACTAGCTAAAGAAGCAACAAACATCATCAGAGAAGCCAAGCGAGTAGCCAAGGATGAAGACGTGCCATTTGATACTGCAATCAACCTAATCCAGATGATGACGCCGAACGGAGCGAATACGGAAGAAGGTGGATCAGGTAAAGTCTCAACCAGTAAACCAGGAGACATAGACGATGATGGAATATCCGAATCTAACGAAGAAGCGGCCGCAACTGGAGAAATACAAACAGGTGGCATTAACGGAGCTCAAATTTCATCCATCATTGATTTAGCTAAACAGGTATCAGAGGGAACGATCACCAGCATAGTAGGAGTTGCGATTGCAAAAGCAGCTTTCCCGCTTCTTTCAAATGAAGAAATAAACAAAATATTCAATGGCCAAACGTAAACAAAAAACCAACAGATCTAACAGAACAACCGTGAGACTAAACTTTAACTCAACACTGGCGGAACCATCCGCGATAGAAGCTAACAAGGGCATCATTCCTAATATCCAGATTGCGCGCATCGGCGAAGCCAGCGGTCACATGGTAGTTCAGAACGGTGACGGGTTCGAAGCCTACAACCCGAGCAAGCACCCAGAAGAGGCAGCGACTCAAGTAACGATCACACAAGAGACACTAGAGAGCCTAGTCACTTGCGCTGGCGAGCGCGTCAAATGTTTAATGAATCACTCAGATGACATCAACGAGGTTGCTGGAGTATTCAAAAACTTCCGCGTTGATGGTGAAACAACTAGGGCAGACCTATACTTGCTCAAATCATCAAAGCACCATAACTATCTGCTAGAGCTATCATCAGAATGTCCAGAAGGATTTGGAGTATCAGTCAATATGCACGCGACATACGGCGAACTAGACCTAAATAACCCTAATAAAACCGTGGCGTGTATCTGCAAAAAGTTAGTATCTTGTGATCTAGTGACAGAGCCAGCCGCAACGGATGGGCTTTTTCAGGTTGGAGAATACAATCACAACACCCCAAACAAAATGGAAGACAACGACGAAAATAAAAAGCCTACAGGTGATGAAGACATCGCCACTATTGCGGCTAGCGCGGTGAAGACCGCAATGGAAGAGGGATTAAAACCTCTGACAGAAAGCATGACAGCTCTATCAGAGCGCATGAGCAAGCTGGAAGACCCTGAAAAGGAAGCTCCAGAAAAAGAGGATGACGAACCTACTGAAGACGAAAAGCTCGAAGCTGAAAAAGCTAAAGAGAAAGAATCTGAAGAGAAGATGTCAGCCGTAATCGCTAGCACAGTCGGCGCAGTAATGACTAAGCTAGGCGTAAAAGCTCCACTCAAAGCATCTGTTCAGAACGCGGACGACACAACTAAGCTCACATTTTCTGAGCATGTTAATCACGTTGCAAAAACAGACGGCATCAACAACATGGAAGCAACTAAAATTGTCATGGGTAAATTCCCAGACA